AGTAGTGGTGGCCGCAGAGAAAGCCCTAGTAATGTGTTTGGATTTAGCACCATGGGAGGCCATAGTTTTGTTATGGATGACGGCACAGTTGCTCCTGTTAAAGATAGTAGTATTAGTCCTGATTCAGGTAGACAACCTGACCTTAATAAAATATTTAGAATGCGTAGTAAAGAAGGTGCAACATTGTTGTTCAATGACACATGGGGTATTGTGTATCTAATTCAACAAAATGGCAATGCATGGATGCAGATGGACAAAGAAGGCAACATTGATGTGTTTAGTGAAAAAAGCATAAACTTTCATGCTAAAGAAGACATAAACATGTATGCAGGAAAAACGTTTAATATTGATGCTGATAATATACAGCTCAGGGCCAGAGGAGACGATGGCATGAATTTAGAAACCACTACAGGTGAATTTAACTTACACAGCAACAAAGATATTAAACTAACTACAGATCTTAATATGCATCTACGTGCCAAACCTCAAATGAGATTAACAGCAGACTTGATCGATATTAATGGTCCGCCTGCAAAAGTTGCAAGTAAGCCAGACGTCAATAATCTTACTAAGAACTTGTTGGTTGCAAAAAGTATTAACGGTGTTGTACCTGAACACGAACCGTGGGCAGGACATGCTGAAGATCCATACGAAGACAAAGTAGCAGTACAAGCTAATATTAACCTACAACGTAGCAGTGGCGCATTAAATGACTATCAGTTACCAAGCCCAATTAGTACAAACAAAGAAAAAACAGTTGACAACAAACCCGACGGTAATTTAGCAGATGGTAGCCAAGTAGGATCCAAGAACGGGATTATAAAATAATGTTAACAAAAGTAGGAAATATATATTCGACAACTTGGGAAATTTTTTCAATCAAGGATCAAACAGTTTATGATACTGATTTAGAGATTAGTGAAATATTGTCTAGTTCAAAGGTTAGAGATATAGCACTAGCTACTGGGTCTTATAGTGTAGTAGATGGCAAGGGATACGGATACAGTAACTTTTTAATAGGTGTTACTGAACAGCAAGCATTTGATGATTGGCTTCGTCAATGGAATAAAGTTGTTAAAGAAACCAAACAAAGTCTTATCAATTGGGGCATTGTTAAAATAACACAAAATAGATACGACGGCTTGATATTATTAAATTGGGCACAAGGTCAAATAAACACTGTACAGAGCAGTGAAGGAACCTACGATATTAGGGAAGCATATCTAAAAAATGATTGGGATACAGTTGCAAGTATGATCAACACCAGTATAGTAAAACGTATTCAATCAGTAAGAGCAGCTAGTGTTTTTAGGCTGGCTGATTATGGAAAACCTACTAATAGAAGACTAATGAGAACAAACGGAATACATCAAATGCGTCAACTCAACAAGATTGGCAATTTAGATGTTAATCAACTAAATCGTATTAGGTCTGCTTACTATGCAGAAGTCAAGGACTTTTTACCGTTTACTCCTGAAAGTTTAAAAAGAGACATCGTTAAAAAATGGAAAGATACACTAGTTCAAAAACAGTTTGTGTTTTCGGGTTCAAATGTATTTGAATTAGCAAGTCAGCCTAGCATATATCCTGTGGAAAAACTAATAGTACGTCTCAATGGACAGCTATTACAACAGTTTTTTGATTATACATTAGAAAATAAAGCATTACAAGTAAATAAGGTGATGACACAGGGCGATATCATCGATACAACCATCAGAATATAAACTGAGTAGTTAATTTTGCTATAAATAGTAGTATGGCAACATATTATGGTTATACAACAATAGACAGAATTACAGGAAACAAGACCCTGACAGATATCGATCTGGCTAAACGGGACTTGATGAATCACTTCTACACCAGAAAAGGCGAGAGGGTTCAGAACCCTGAGTTTGGTAGTATTTTGCCTGACTTGGTTTTTGAACCACTAGACAGTGAAACAGAATTTCAAGCATTAGATGATGTGACTCGTATTGTTAATAGTGATCCTAGATGGATTGAAATCGAAACACTATTAACAAAACCAGAAGAACACACACTAAACATAAAAGTAAGACTTCAATACAATGACACAGGAACAGCCGAAGAGTTGTTTTTAACGTTTATAGGTGAGATAGAATAATGGCACAAGGCGCAAGACAGAGCAGTTTATTTGCTGCACAAGACTTCAGTGTTGTTTATGAAAGTTTTAGCGAAAGCAACTTTCAAGCGTATGATTACGAAACCATACGTAACAGCATGGTCGATTATATAACAAACAATTATCCAGAAAACTTCAATGACTGGATTACTTCAAGTGAATTTGTAAGTTTAATTGAACTTATGGCATTCCTGGGTCACAACTTAGCATTTAGAGCAGACCTTGCTAGTAGAGAAAATTATCTAAGTACAGCAGAACGTAGAGAAAGCGCCTTGCGTATTGCTGATTTTTTAGGTTACACTCCTACAAGAAATGTTGTTGCTAGTGGATACTTAAAAGTAGATAGTGTTACAACAACTGAAACCATTTATGATGTAGACGGTAATAATCTTTCTAATACAACTATATTGTTTGAAGATAGCACGGACCCTGATACATATCAAAACTTCTTAACTATTATGAACAGTGTATTTCAAAGTACAAGCCAATTTGGATCACCTTTTAGTAGTTTCATCGATAACGGTATCTCAAATGAGATTTACAGAACTCGCAGTATCACTAGTTTAAGTGATAAAACTTTTAGTAGTAAAGTAAACGGATCAACTACAAGTTTTAATCTACACAGTGTTTCTTATGATAATACTACTGCATCATTGACTGAAAAAGATCCCGATCCTTATGGAGCGATTGATATATTATACAAAAATGATAACAGTGGCTTTGGTTCCAGTAATACTGGATTTTTTGTAGGATTTAAACAAGGCACACTAGAATACCAAGACTTTGTGATCGACGAAGGATTGCCCAATATGGTGATTGATATCAACGAAAGCAATATCGCAAACGGAAACGTATGGGTACAAACAATTGACGAAATTGGACAAGTGCAGAGAAACTGGACTAGAGTAGATAAACTATTTGGACTTAATGCAATCTTTAATGCAAGCCAAAAAGGGATCAGAGATATCTACACTATTGCTAGTAGAGAAAACGATCAAATCAGTATTGTTTTTGCTGACGGCGACTTTGGAAATATTCCACGTGGCATTGTACGTGTTTGGTATCGTACAGGACTTAATTTAACATACAGCTTGAATCCAGATAGTTTTGGATCTACAGTAATGAACTTTAATTATATCGGCGTCGATGGTAACACTCATCAAGCTAAATTACGTTTGAGACTAAAACGCAATGTTAGCAACGCTAGTGCGAGAGAAAGTATTGCTAGTATTAAAGCAAACGCTAGTAGATTCTTTGCTACACAAGATAGAATGGTCACAGCAGATGATTACAGTATTTTTCCTGTAACAGTAAGTGAGAATATTCGCAAGATCAAAAGTGTAAACAGAGTACACAGTGGACACAGTAGGTTCCGTGATATCTACGATCCAACTGCAACATATAGCGATGCTATAAACTATTTAGATGATGGTTATTTGTACGAAGATAATGTAACTACTCGTAGTATTATTACTTCCAGCGGACTTAATGGTGAACAGATATTTAACAAGTACTTGTTGCCACAGTTAAGTAACCCAGAGCTTAAGAATTTTTATTACAATAGACACAACTACGAAGGCACATATACGCCCACCACAGAGTATTCAGATACCACAGCAGGTATAAAGTTTTACAATGCAGACGGTACTGATATTGATACGTTTAGATGGAATCAAGTAACAAAAGGTTCTAATACTTGTACAGGGTATATTACATATAATGCGTTTGTTCAAAGACTAGGGAAATCTGCTACAAACAGTTTACACAAAGCAGAAGTAAACGGGCTTGTTGAATTTATTACAGCTCCTTATAAACTAAACTATGTAGACACAATTACCGTTGTCAATGGCGGCACAGGATATACAAGTGCTCCGACTGTTACGATTAATGGAGCAGGTAGCGGAGCCACTGCGGTTGCTAATATACAGTTAGGTCAAGTTATTAGTATTACAGTAACAAATAGCGGAAGTGGTTATAACAGTGCCAGTAGTGTTACACTCAGCGGCGGCGGCGGAAGCGGCGCATTAGCTACAGTAGAAACAAATAGCGCCAGTACCCAATGGGCTAGAGTAAGTGCATTATACAAAGATGGATTAGGCAGAGATGATTCAACTGGCAAGCCGCAAGGTGTTGACCAAAGCGGCAGAGGTTCAGTGGTAATTAATACTATTGTTCCTAGTGGTGCAAGAATACACAGGATTGTTCCAAGTTGGACAGATGATCTCACTGACGGTACTAAAACATCAGTAGTTGATAAAATTAAAAATAAAAACAGTTTTGGATTACGTTACAATCCTAGTAGTCAAGAATGGATGATAATTCAAACTGCGGATTTACCCAGTAACAATGTAACATCTAATGCAGTTAACTTGTGGAGTAGACTGTACGAAGGAGATGCTACTAGTACAGGAAGAGACCAGAGTTGGGTTATCAGATTCAATTACAACGGAGATCACTGGGAGTTACTAACTCGTAAAGGACGCTATGTGTTCGGCAGTGATAAAACTATTAGATTTAACAATCTTAACTTTGGTGAAACGTTTAGTAGTGAGACTCTTAAACCGCTTCACGACAGTGTCACAGTACTAGATATAAACACCGAGAGCAGTACTAGTAAACTACCTCTGGGCAAAAATTACAAATTGAATGCGTTTGGATACTACACTTACAGTGACGGGTACACAGACCCGCACAAGATAAAAGTAACACTAGCTGATCCGGACAATGACGGATATCCTAACAATCCAGAAGCCTTCCAAAAGATTATTAAAACTGATACTATTAAATTAGGTACTAAGACAGAATATGATCATGATTACACAGTGTATGATCCAACAGGAACAACACTAGTAAATGGTAGAGCTGATCTAAGAACACAGTATCGTAGAATTGCAGATGTTAATCAAGTAATTGATCCTGCAACAACAAATATCATTGACACTTATGTACTTTTACAAAGTTATGATAGTGCTTATAGAAGTTGGGCATTGTATGATGGCAGAAGCCAAACTAAACCTGATACACCAACAGTCAATGAACTAAACACAATGTTTGGTAGTTTAGATAGTAAAAAGAGCATAAGCGACCAAGTAATTTATAGACCAGTAAAGTACAAAATACTGTTCGGAGATCTAGCTAGCAGTGAACTACAAGCTAGATTTAATATTACAAAAACTGCTAATAGCAGTATGAGCGACACAGAAATTAAAAGCCAAGTAATCACATTGATTCAACGTTACTTTAGTATTGATAACTGGGACTTTGGTGAAGAGTTTTACTTTACTGAAATGGCTGCATTTATTCATAATAGCATGATTGGTCAAATAAGTCAAATAACAATTAGTCCGGTAAGTGATCATATGAGTAATTCAGATTTGTTTGAGATAGATGCAGACAGCGACGAAATGTTCTTACCGGTTTTGAACTCAAGTAATATTGTTGTAAGTAATACTACAATTTCGAATCCAACAACAATAGCGAGTAATAGCGGAGTAAGCATCTCATGAATGAAAAAACGTCCAAGCCAGTTAAGGCACCGTTAATAACTAGACCAGGTGCTAGTGGTGAACATGTAGGTACCAGAAATATTGTAAATTTCTTACCAAACATTTTTCAATCAACTGTTAATAAACAATTTTTAGACGTTACACTAGAACAACTAATGAGTAGTGGTAGTTTGGTTGCTATCAATAACTATCTCGGTCAGAGATATAACAAACGCACAGCAACAGATAACTACATCGTCGACAATAGAGACAGTGACAACTATCAGTTTGTTCCGGGTATTACAAACAGAGATGCACAGAACAACATCACACAAGCACTTTCATATGACGATTTAATCAATACACTCAAGTTCAATGAAGTAGATATTAACCAACAAAACAAACTGTTCAATGAACAAGGCTACACACTGGACATGCCCATTAACTATGATATGTTCATTAACTATCAAAAATACTTTTGGTTAGTGGATATACTACCGCCGTGTAATATTATGCCTACTATGACTGATATGATTGATATTGATGATCTTGTCAAGGGGTTAGAATATACCACACCAACACTGAGTACAAACAATACATTGAGTCTAATGAACGGTATGCGTATTCGCTTTATGCCTACTACAGTTGATAGAATGTTACAAGACACTGTGGGATTAACATTATTCACATTTGATCCTGCATATTCCACGGCGCCGACTGTTAAAGTTTATCTCAATAATCAATTGCAAGATAACACACAGTACAGTAGAACGGGTAATCAAATTACTTTTGCTACAGCTCCTGCATTAAATGACGAAATTGAAGTACATGTTTTCTGTGCATTTAGTAGTAGCGGAAACTATTCAGTTGGCGACATACACATCGTAGATGGAGTAGGCGACGAAGGTAAAATTAGACTTACAAAGCAATTCACAAGTGGACAAATAGAAGGTACGTACAGTACCAGAGATTGGGTAAACCACACTGTTTACAGTAGTCAAGAACCATCTGGGTTCGACGAAGACACATCTAGCTTTGACTTCAAACCCTATGATATTAGAGAGTGGAGAATGACCACCAGAGACTATGTGGTGGAAAAACGCTACAGTGCAGATCAAAGTGCATGGGCTAGAAGTAATCTATGGATACATGAAACGGCTGCACAATCAGTTATTGACTTTGAAAATTTAGATGGCGGCAAGTATCTAGCTGATAATTTCAGAGGCGTGAGGCCTATTATTGAATACAAAGATGGTATAGAAAAATATGCGTTTGGTAAAAAACATATTGTATACATCAATCATTTAATCGAAGCTGCTATTGATCCAGCAATTGACATTGTAGGACAAAGTATGTACAGTCATAACTCGGCTGGCATTACAACTCCGTGGACCAATATAGGTTTCTCCCAAGGACAAAAAGTCATAGTTGACAAAGGTGGCTACAAAACATATTATGAATGTATACAAAGTCATGGTCAAGGATACGATCCTACTTACTACGAAAACAAAATATACTGGAATCAGATAAATGATGAAAATTTAGAAGACGGTGACTATATTTTATTTTTGCGTACAACAAATGTAGCATATACAAATAAAATCTTCCGTGTAGACGGTGTTGGTACTAGTATAACACTAACTGAAAAGTTTGGAGATAGTAGTGTTCCATTAAACAAGTTTGACAAAGTCACTGTACTGTCTGGATACAACACTTCCGACTGGGACGATGGCGAAACTAGTAAACCTTACAGCGGTAGTGAATGGTATTGGAATAACGTAGGGTGGGTATACGGACAGCAAAAAATGCACCGTAGTGCAGGATTGCGTGTTAGACTTTATGATGCTGAACTTACACTATTGGATGATGGTGTGAAATATCCCGACAGCGATTTTGCCGGAGATTATATTTTCAACTACGGAAGCAATAGCAGTAGTAAGTTCGACGATGCATTAGGATTTAATCCACGCTACGTTGACTACGGAAATACACCAGGATTAAGTTTTGATTTTGGACTTGGCGGACAGCGTTACAACTACACACTGTTTAGTACAGACACAAACAGTAGTAAAACTATAAACATACCTGGATTTTATTATTACAAAAATATTAATACAGACAGATTTTCCAATGGTTGGAGTGCAGTCAGGGGCGGTCAGCCTGTACGCAGACATATTCAGCACACAATCACAGACGTAACCAAGACTATTAACTTTAATCTTGGCACAGATGACTACAAAAAAGATACAAAATTTACTTTTAATTTACGCAACAATTTGTTAACAGTGGACAGTGAAAATACACATCGTATTAATCAGATCGCAGGAACACTTCCCACATTGTACATGAGTCGTAATAGTACATACGACATCGAAACATATTTTGATAAAGTTAAGTTACGTTTTTTAAAATTTGATGGAACAGCAATTGGCGCAGAGTTCACACAAAGTGCAGGAACTGTTGATACATTTCAACTTACAATTGGTTCACCTGCATATAGTGCATTGAAATATTATCATACAGATTTTCCTAATAGAGAAGGTGTGTTGTATTTTGATGATAACATATCACAAAATAATATCCAGGTACTTCGTAACGGAGTAGACTATACTGCATATACACTAAACAGCAATCTTCTAAGTTTGACAAATAACTTGGTTGCTGATGATGTATATGATATTACATGGTACAGTGATAGTAAACTTATAAATGCTGAAGGCGAATTTTTACCCAGCGATAATCATATATACAATCCACAAAATAAACGACTAAGCGAAAGTAGCTTTGGAGATCTAATAGATCATATGAGAGATCAAATGGAAAATATTCCAACATTTACTGGCAGCTACTTTGGATTGAACAACTACGACACTATTTCACATACACACCAATTTGGCGGTACTATTAGACAACAAGCGTTTAGTACAGAGTTGTTGGGACAAACAAATGCTGATGTTGAAACAGATTCTTATAGCGCATTAAAATATAGTGCTGGTAGTTATAGAAGATTCAAAAATCATTTTATCAACAAAGTAAAACTATTAAACAAAACAACAGATATTAATATCCCAGTGTATGAATTAGTGGACAAAGCACTAAGCGAAATAAACTTAGGTAAAAATACACACAGCGGATTTGCCAACAGTAATATGGCAATGTACAGAGATTATGAAAGTTCAGACTATCTCTTTACAAATACTATGAGTAAAACATTTGATTTGCCAGTTGGTATGAATACATATGATGATGCTAATAATCATATACAAGCCTGGTTACTTGAAGATGATGGCGCAGGCACAAGTGTATGGGTACCGCTTGTCAGAGATATCGACTACACTCTGAGTAAAACACAGCTCACCATAACAAAAGCTGTTATAATTCCTAGTAGCGGGCAAGCAACTGTGCATGTACGTTGGTATCCGCAAAATTCAGTTAGCTTTATTCCTAGTAGTGCAGTTAAATTAGGCTTGGTAAGACCTTATCGACCTGAATTAAGAACAGATTACAGTCTTGCTAGTACAGGTACAGCATCAGACAGTGTGCTAATCGGACACGACGGCAGTGTGCATGCAAGAACAGGAACAGAATTATACGACAGAAATAAAGCAGGATTTGATCCTGTAGACGCATGTTTGTGGGATTTAGAGTTGAGAATTTACAACAACTTAATAAGCGGACACACAAGTATTCAACCATATCGCAGTGTTATGCCAACTCCTAGTAGACGTTCGCCAAACACACTAGAAGATATGACAACGGCGTTACTTCCAGAGTTTAATAAATGGAAAGTTCGAAACAACGTAACTGAATTCAATAGCTCCACGTATTACAATGTAGCAGATGCATTCACCTACAACTACAAAGATGTTGGCGTAGGCATAGGCGGTTGGAGAGGAATATACACTTATTACTTTGGTACAGACAGACCACATACACATCCTTGGGAGATGTTGGGACATAACACTAAGCCAAGCTGGTGGGATGCCAATTATAGTTGGACAGTCCCTGCAGAACGTACGGCTTTGATAACTGCACTATCAGAAGGACACTACAACGATCCTGGTGCAATTATTCCAAAATATCTCAGAGATTTAGCTATTACCAAAGACATATACAACTTTGACGATGGCGGCAACAACATACTAGTTACTACAGCAGGTGTACTGAATGACCCAGTTACAGCAGACGTAGTAGCATCACCAACAACTGCACAAGCGAGCCAAGATTTTGAGTTCGGCGATTGGGGTCCAGTAGAAGCAGAATGGCGCACAAGCAGCGAATATAAAATTACATTATTTGTTGCTCTAATGCGTACTAGACCATTGTGGACGATTAATACATTTTTCACCAGTAACAAACGTGCTTTGCTCAGCGAAGTGGGCTACGATGATACCCAATGGGTTTATACCAACAGTAATGATATCGGAGATCACACTGTTCCGAGACTGAGTGGTATAAAATACAGCAATAGTATTATTGAGAGTGTAAGAGTAATCGACGGTGGTAGCGGATATACCAGCGCACCAGATCTAGTTATCTACGATAACTTTGGTAGTGGTGCAAAATTACAAGCACACATCAGTGGAGGTATTATTACAAATGTAACAGTAACAGATCCTGGTAAAGAGTATTATAATAAACCAACAATACTACCTAGCCTGGGCACTGCTAAGTTTGAAGCAATACTATCCAAAGATGCTAACAAATATTTTGTTGGTATGAGTAATGCGATAATTGAATTCGCATTGTATAATGGATCGACCATAGACAACTTGGTACAGCGTTTTGAAAGATTAGATTATAATCCGATTGTAAAAACAGGCGGTTTTGTAAATGCTAACAATCAAAGATTTATATTAGAAAGTAGTCAAGATAAAGGTAGTACTGTTATACCTGAAGAAAACTATAGTGCTGTATTATACACTAGTAAACCAAATCAGGAACTGTTTATAGGTGCAGTAACTATTAGTAAAACAAACGGCCGTTATATGTTAGACGGGTTTGATAACAGTAATCAGTATTTTAAATATAATAAGCCCCGCAAAAACGGAGCATATGTTAACGTGAGTGAAGAAGTTCCGGTTGCAAGATACAAAGAGTATGAAGATGAAGTTACACTATTAAGTTATAAAACTATAGTAGATACAATACAAGATGTTTATGACTTTATACATGGCTATAATCATTATTTGCAAAAACAAGGCTGGATAGTAGATTGGAGACCTGTAGCAAGTCAATTTGTATTCTGGGCTAACACATCAGAGACAACACCTTTAACTATTATGCCCAGCACAGATAAATTAGAAATATTAGATGGTGATCGAGGATACTTTGATAGTTTGAACAATAAGTTCGATGGTGTTTATAATATTGTTGGTGCAAATGGAAAACAAATTACAACTAATCGTATTTTGATTAACAGAGAACTTATGAACACAGATGATGCTCGTACAGTTATACAAGTCAAAGATACCAACGATGACATATACGGATTAAGACTTTACAAAGTAGAAGTTGAACATGCTATTGTTTTTGATAATAGCACAAACTTCGACGACATAATATACAGACCTGCGCTAGGGCAGTTACACAAACGTTTGACATGGAAAGGATCTAGAACAGATCAGTGGAATGGTAAATTTTATGCTCCAGGATATGTCATTGACAATGATAATATTGTACAAAACTTTGATACAACAGCTAGAGAATTAGATCAGTACTATGGTACTTCAAATACATTAAGCAATAAACAAATAGTTGATGTCGCACGTTTCAATGCAGGTTATAATAAACCCCAATGGGCAGAAGAACTTAAACTGGATGATGATACAGCATTTCAATTTGTTAAAGGTACTAGAAAATACAGAGGTACACGTTTTGCATTAGATGCATTCATGCGCAATGTAAATTTATTTGGAGCAGAATCGAGTGCTACACTGTATGAACAATGGGCAGTTAGAACAGCTGACTACGGTGACATAAGAAGTAGAGACACACTAGAATTTGAACTAACAAGTGACTTACTCACAGGTAGTCCACAGCCTATTAGATTCTTTGACAAAGAAATAACAGATGTACTTACAGATGTTACAGTTGATGTTGATGCAAATAGTGATTTACTAGTAACAGGAAATACCAAAGATCCGTTTCCTGTTAGAGATGCAAAGACATATACAAGAGACAATCAATTGATCAGTGAAGACATTGACTTTGTTAGCGACTTTGTTACCGCAGGGTTACCTCTTACAAGTGAAACCGATTATAGAGTCATTAACAAAAATGATTTTGTCGAGTTTCCTGAGGTTACTAGACCGGCATATAAATTTGATGGAAAGTGGACAGAACTAGAGCCGTGGAACAACCGCAAGAACTACAAATATAATGATCAAGTTATGCATGAAGGTCGCAGCTGGGCAATGCTAGATGCGGACGGGTATAGTGGATTGAATAGACCAAACGATCCGATTCGGGTTACTGGTACTATTTCATTACCAACGGTTCCGAGTTCTGGACAAACACTAACCATTGATAACAACACAATTACACTAAACAAAAGCGCAAATGCAACTAATTTAAACGTAATTAATGTTGTTGGAACACAAGATATTAGAACTACAGATTCTGTGGTTCACGGTAGTACATTAATACTAGGCGAGACCGCAAACAATTCACAAACTATTAATTTTAGTAATGTAGTCACTATAGTTTCTTATACTGATATTGATAAAATTGGATCAGTAACTAATCCAACTATCAGTGGCGGAAACACACAAAGTCTAGTTATTGAAGGATCAACTATTAACTTCAATGATACAGTGTCAAGCACACAAAATATTACAGCTCAGGCAGCATTAGAAAACGGTTTTAACACCAGCTGGACACAAAACACATCTAGTATTGCAAGTACAGCAACATCTAGAATCAATACATTGGAAGATCTGAGAATCGCATACTTGGGAATTCAGACTCAAACGGATTGGCAAAACTTTTTAAATAGTTATCATGCAACCAGCAACGCTGGACTACAAGTAGATGTACTATTAACGTTACATGCAACAACTCCATCATTTATTGCACAACTAGAGAGTTTTATTGCAAGTGATGTAACAATAATAAACAACATACTAGGAACAGCATTTGTTGCGGCAAATGTAATTGCAGGCACAAGTGTTATTACTCCAGCGCAAATTGCAAGTGCGCAATCTTCGTTGCAGGCAGGTGCGCATATAACAGCTTTCAGAACTTGGTTACAAACAAATCCAGGCATTCCGTTAACACCAAGTACAGTAGTTACAACCACCAGTGGCACTTCGTTCCAAACATATACACTAACAGATATTGTTAATAAGATCAACGGATCAGGTATTGCAAATGTAACAGCAAGTAATGACGCTAACAGATTAAAAATTACTAAAACTACAATTACACCACTTGTGCAATTTCAATTGAGTATTGGTTCGGGAACTAGTAATAGTGACGTAGGCTTTAACGCTAGTGCTGAAACTATACTTGCAACTAGTGTGAGTACAACAACTACACCAAATCTAACAATAACACAAGTTGTGAATCAAATTAATAATTCTGGGATTACAGGTATTACTGCACAGGTTAATGCAACGAACACAAACCTAGTACAACTCAACAGTAATAATAGCCAATTGTTCATCGGAACAGGAACCAGTAATAGTGTATTAGGAGTGACAACTGGTATTACACTTGCTGGCTCTAGTGTAACAACAGTACCTATTGTAACAAGTATTACTGACATTGTACAGTTAATAAACAATGCAGGTATCGATGGCGTTACAGCAAGCAACAGTAATAATAAATTGCAGTTAACCAGTACAAACAGTACATTGATTATTGGAACTGGTACAGCGAATAGTACAGTTGGATTAATAGCGCAGACGTACAGTGCAACACAATCAACAATTAGTAATGTGTTTGATGCACTAGTAGATGCCAACGGTAATCCTAGCTTTATTAAAATGGAAAACGATCCAAACATCTTTAGTATTTGGGTTGCAGACAACAGCGAGCAAGGAAACTTTAATCAAGGTTATGCAGTATACCAGACTATGGATTTTGGAATGTATATTACCAAAGCATGTGCTGGTATAGAAGCAGGTGATGATGCACAAATTATTATTAGTAGACAAGTAGGCGAAACACAAGCACACAACCTACAAGTTGGTGAGTATGTATTAATCAGAGGTAGTACAACAGTACCAAATATTGATGGGATACATCAAGTTACTAGTATTGATGCAAACAATCCAAGAAAGTTTTTCATTGATGAGTTTATCGAACAAGAGGGTGGAATAGGAAACATTTATCCGCTACGTAATGTTAGGTTCCCTGACTATCAGTCGTTACAAAATGCAACAACAGCTTCATTGAATGGTGTATATGTATATAACTTTGCTGGATACAGACAAAACAATCAACAAACTCCTATACATGCTTTCGTTGACAACGACGGAACAGGTACACCGGGTGTGTACAGATGGACCGGCACATGGGACGACACCAATGGTCACACAGGCGGCAGTTGGCAGTTACTACGCAGTGGAGTTAAGCAGGCTAAAAATAGATTAATCGAAAATGTAAAAATTTATGATGCTAAACGTAAAAGCACTATTACACAACTAGAAACTTGGGATCCAGCAAAAGGTATACTGCTAGGATTTATAAAAGACGAAATCGATTACATATTAACAGCAGACATTGCCGCATACAACTACAATACATTTGATGGCGAACTAGCAACTACAAAATCATGGGGTGCGAGTTATACAGGCAAACGCTGGTGGAACTTAAACACTAGTATTTGGTTAGACTACGAACAAGGTAGTGTAGATTATCAACAAAACAACTGGGGTCGACTATTTGATGGCGCTAGTATTGATGTTTATGAATGGACTCGTAGTCCTGTACTTCCTGAGAATTGGGAGCAGGCAGTTGATCAAAAAACAAAAGTTGACGGACAGCCTGCTAGTGGATCAGCGTATTATGAATTAATCAACGGTGAGCCATTCTACAGCTGGAGCGAAGAAACATATTTCAACAAGAAAACAAATCGTAACGAAACTTATTACTACTTCTGGGTTAAAGATAAAACCAACTTCACAGGACAGCGTGTATATAATACAAAACAGTTGAGCGTTGTAATACAAGACCCAGAATCATTTGATGTAAGTTGGGCAGCGGCTAGCGGCAGCGATTTATTGTTCTTGGGCAATGTTAGTAGATATATTACAAATCACAGTGTTGTACAAGTCAATAAGATATATGAAAGTAATGCTACTGCGTTGCAAGAATGGACGTTACTGGCTGAAAATGATGAAAGTGTTATTCCCGAATACTTGCACATAAAAATGCGTGACAGTCTAGCAGGATTTAACAATTATAAAAAGCGTTTTGAATACACAGTCTGGAATAGTGCAACCATTTATAGCAGAGATAATGTAGTACAACAAGGCAGCGATTTTTATATTAGCATTGCTAATAATAATATTAACGTAACTCCAAGTACAGATACTGCAATGACTAATTGGAATAAAATTTACGATTATGACTTACCAGCAGAGACACAACAAAATGATATCGATGTATGGAGAGGGCAAGAACTTCCAGATTATAATCTGCATGAGTATAATAGATATGGTCATTTGACTAGACCAAGACAAAGTTTGTTTAGACACTCTAACAATAGTCTAGTAGAAGCAAGACAAAACTGGGTTGAAGCACTCAATGATATACTTGCAGATATCAATGTTATAAACGAAGTTATTAATTGGGATAGTGTGTTTAACAATACTTTCGTAAAAGGTAGTGTAACTTATAGTATAACTCCTTACTGGAACTGGGTAGATTGGAGTAGTGAAGATTATGTACCTGGCACTGTAGCAGATAAAACTGTTAATACAGTTGTTGACTTACTGGAATTAGTTAGTGAGCAAGACGGCACTTATGTATATGTCAGAGAAGTAACACATGCAGACGGCATCAATAGACCAGAATTGTACTATTGGAAAGACGGAACTTCTAAACTAGTTTGGAAAAGTAAAAGTACAATCGAAGTTAGCGAAGAGATGTGGAATCAAAGTAAATTTGGACATGGCTTTGATAGCAGTGGATTTAGCATTATGCCATTTGACAGCGATAGTAGTAGTGTTATTGGCGAGTTATTTGACTTGCTTAGAAATAAAGTATTCATTGGACAACGCACTGCATTGTATAATAAACTATGGTTTAGTTGTTTACATCAAGCAGTTACGCAAAACACAACAGACGACTTTGCATTTAAAACAACATATGTGAAGTTAAAGGTTGAGCACCCGTTATTGTTGGATAGAGCAAACTATGAAAAATATAACATCGATGCAGTAGAAAGTTTCTTTGAAGATATTAAGCCATTCCATACAAAATTACACACAAGTGTTAGGCAAGCTACACACATAGAATCAAATAATATTGAAGTAGAAGAAACAGATCGCAGAAGTGTTATCACAATGAAGTATGAAGATCATAGCACAAGAACTTGGGCTGGCGACACTATACTACAAGGTGGCACATTTACTGTCAACCCTGATAATGTGGATGCAATAACATTTACAACTGTTGACAACACTATAGAATATGTATATAATGGAAACAACTTTGTACAGCCTGTACAAGAAGGATGGGGCAATGAACTTGTACCTCAAGATTATACGGAGAATGTTAGCATATTAGTACAGACAAATGCTAGTGGATCAACTGAGACTAGTGATACACGTTCGTTCCGTGTAGACATGTATATGCCTCAGAATATTCAAGAAAGCACAGTTATAGTAGACGCAACTAAAACATTCTTAGCTGCGGGTTGTGACGTTACTGACACCGAACTTGAGTTAAACCAAGTTTTCGCAAGTATGCCACTACACGGAGTTGTTTGGATAGGAACTGAAAGAATAGAGTATGGTGCTTACGATGGCAGCACCTTACGATATTGTACAAGAGGCACAAGAGGCACAACAGCACAAGCACATGCGGTAAATGCTGTAGTTAATTACGAACCAACAATACCAACACTGGA